TGCCCGTCTGGCTGCCGCTCTGGGTGATCACGCTGCGCGAGACGGTGATGCTGTCGTTGGCCTCGTCGCCGTCGCTGTAAACCATCACGGCCGCGTGCCCGGTGGTAGCGGCGTCGCCGCAGTTCGTGATCGTGTTGAACTCGGCCACCACGCGCAGCGAAGCCTTCGTGTGGTTCGGTCCGACTCCGCCCTCTTGGGCTATGTACAGGCCGGCGTAGTCTCCGCTGTTCTCGATCGTGTTGGACTGGTAGAGGATGTCGCTGCCGCCGACCACGCTCATGCCGCGGCCAAAGACGTTGTTGCGCACCAGGTTGTTGCGCGCCGTGATGTGGTTGGGCCGGCCATCGTCTGTGAAGTAGGCGACGCTGGCGATGCCGTCATCTCCGCTGCGCTCGATCAGGTTGTTCTCGACGACGATGTCGTGCGCATCGCCGGTCATGTGTATCGAGTCGGAGAGCGAGTCCTGGATGGTGTTGTTGGTGATCGTGCCGTTGCTGGCCGGCGTGCCGGAGCCGCCGCTGGACTTCGCCGTCTGGATGCTGGCGGCGCCAGCGTGCTGGATCACGTTGTTGTAGATGACCCAGTTCGTCGCGCCCATGACCGTGATCCGGGTAGCCTCCCAGGCGGCAAGACGCGACGGGGAAACGGCACCAGTGAGCGTCAGGTTCTTGACCGCCGGCCCGTCGCCCCTCATGAAGATGGACGAGTTGTTGTAGTCGGTCGAGTAGAGAATCGAAGCCGCACCCGTACCAGTCAGCACCACCCCATTGAGCTCGATGACGTCGCTGAAGTTGAATTGGCCTGCGGGGATGAACACCGGCGCACCTGACGTCCTGGCGTCGGTGATCGCGTTGTTCAGGGCCGTGATGTTGTCGGTGGCTCCATCCCCGACCCCGCCGTAGCTGGTCAGGTTGAGCGAGCCGATCGGCGCTGGGACGGTGCCGGAAATGGCACCAGGAGCCGGCGTGGAAGGCCCCGGCGCCGGAACCGGCCCGGGCGGCGGAGGCGGCACCGGCGGAGGAGGCGGCGAGTTCATCTGCGAACCCGGCACCGTGGCCGGCGTCATCACCGTGCCCGGCCCACCGAACACCCCGACGCCCGGCAGATGCGGGAAGCCGCGGAAGTTCAGCCCGTTGTTGAACTTGCCGATGCAGTGCGGGTAGAAGTTCTTCATGCAGCCGGCGTAGACCTTGTACTGGTCCGGCTGCGCCGGCGGCTCCGTCTTGCCGGGGTCGCTGTTCAGGCCGTTGATGCGGAACGGCATCGCCTCGTGCAGCTCCAGGATGCCCGGCCAAGACTGCTTGACCTCCATCGACTGGCCGGCGTTGGCCCCGGTGAGCCACGTGATCAGCCCGCCCGTGAACCAGTCCGCCGCCTCGACGCGCGTGGCGTCGAAGATCACCCGGTTGTCGGTGACGCTGTCGACAGAGCCGTAGACGGTCCAGTCCGCCAGATCGATCTTGCAGCGGTCGTCACCCAGGTCCGCGTTGCACTCCTGGGTCGTGAGCATCACGATGCGCCGGGCGTACTTCTGCGTCAGGCCGCGCAGTTCCGCGGTGAAGATCGACCGGCCGGCCTTGACCTGGCCGAGCGTGCCGCTGCGCAGGATGTTGATCCCCTGCGTGAGATCCCTGGCGTTGACCTCGAAAAGGACGATCTCGGCGTAGTCCCACCGGCCGGAGTGCACGTCATCCAGCGTGATAAGGGGCGAGGCCAGGTAGCCGTCGACCTCCATGTTGTCCACCGCCAAATCCGAGGCGTTCTCGATGTCGGAGGGGTTGTAGCCGGCCGAGCTCACGTAGGTGAGGTCGTCGATCACCAGGTCTTCGGTGTGCGTCGTCGAGGTCAGCACGGTCCCGTCTCGGAGCGTGGCCTTCCAGCACTGGGCAACGGTCGTCGTGCCCAGGGCGTAGTGCGCCTTGAGCAGGTTGTCGATCGCGCGCGGCATCCGCCCTACTCCCGGATCTCTTCGAGCACGACGTTCGGCCCGCTGAAATAGCGCACCTCCTCGGGGCCTGGCGCCACCAGATCCCAGTCGATCACGTCGCTCTGGAAGTGCACCGGTACGTAGAAGCGCCCGGTCCAGGTAATCGGCGTGCCGGTGATGGTGGCGATCCCAGTCTCGGGGTCGACCGTGCCAGTCTGAGGGCTTCCGCCGAAGGCGAACGCCTGGAACTTCGTCGCATCGACGCGCGTGATCTTGCGGTCCTTGTACCGGCCCGAGGCGAGGTGCGTGTACCGCTTGTAGAGCTGGTACGTGCCGCCGCCCAAGGCCGCCAGCACGCCAGTCGTGCGGACGTAGGCGGTCTCGCTGGCTGCCGAGAAGTCCTTCGGGTCTTCCAGCAGGAAGCCGTACGCGCCGCCTTCGGTGATCTCGAAGATCGACTCGATGTAGTCCCAATCTGCGCGCTGCAGCGGGATGGAGCCGAACTCGTACTCGCGCAGCGTCCGATCCACCAGGATGTTGATGGACTCGAAGCCGTTAGCGGTGGTGACGCGCTGGTTCTTGCGGATCTGCCGGCCCTTCAAGGCTCCGCTGATGACGGCGTGGCGCAGCACCAGGTCCGAGAAGACGAGGATGGACATCAGCCGTTCCTCCGCGTGGCCGTTGCGATGCCGCGGCCGATCTCGCGCCCGCGCTGCGTGGCCGTCGACCGGTCCATGCCGCCCGGCGGGAGCTGCACGGTGACCGGGTAGGTGTAGGTGACGTGGGTGTCGCCGGCCTTGACCACCTGCTGCGGAGCCGGCATGAGGTGCTGGGTGACGCGGCTCGACACCACGCGCTCGCCGATGCTCGAGACGTAGCCGCCGTCGTAGTAGCCGGGGAGCTCGTCGGCCTCCATCTGGCCGGCCTTGGCCTTCGTGTGCAGGCGCTCCAGGCGGTCGACCCCGATCGCGCGCACAGCGGGCTCGCTGAACACGAACTCGCGCCCGTGCACGACGCCGGCGGCCTCGCGCGGGTCAATGTCTCCCGTGTAACCGCCGGTGGAGAAGCCGACCACGGCCCGCTCGACTGGCGTACGGTCCCGAGCCTGTGCACCGGCCGCCGCCGGCAGAACGGGGGCGACGGTCAGCGCGACGAGGCTGCCGGGTGCCCCGCGCTCACCCCGGACGGGCGCGCCGCGCAGCACCATCTCGCGGATGCGCTCCACGCTCGAGCGGTCGGTGCGGCTCGATTCGCGCAGCGTCTCGCGCGCGCCGGGGATCACATGCGCCGGCGGGATGGCGGCGGCCGGAGCGCCCGCGACGACGATCTGCGGCGCCGCGACCTGGACGGCCCGCTCCCGTGCTGGCACGGCGCCTGCGGTCGGCACCTCCAGGCGCGTCGTCACCAGGTGCGCCAGGCTCCCGATCGGGCGCTCGGCGGCACTCGGCTGGTTGATCGCCCCGCCGGCGCGATCGTCGCGCATCGTGCGGTGCAGCACGGTCTCCACGAATCCGCCGCGCTCGTAGCCGCGGACATCGTCCTGGCGCCCGGCAGGCTGCGCCTGGACCGCCACCACGGCGCGCGGCTCTGCGGCTGCCGGTGCTGGCGTGACCGGTCGGCCACCAGATGGGGCCGCGGCGCCTTCGGACGGCAGGCGCCGCTCGAGGATGATCTGTCGGAGCTCGGGCGTGATGCGGTCGCTGTGGCGCGGGTCGTCGGCCGTCAGCACCTCCTCGCGCACTCCCTTGGGCCCGCCCATGAGGATGGCCGGCACTTCGTTGGCTGCCAGAGAGGGCTCGCGCGCGGCGCTGCCCACCATGCCGCCGGAGTGGAAGCGCGGGGCGGAGTCGAAGACACCGGCCGGGACAGGGCGCGTATCGCTGCCTTGGCCGACGATGCCGCCCGAATGGTAGAACAGCGCCAGGTCAGCACCGGAGGCGGTGCCGAGGTCGACGAAGCCGGGCGCGGCCGCGCTGCTGCCGCTGAACAGGCTGGTCAGGCTGCCCAGGAAGCCGCCACCGGAAGAGGCGGCGCCGGCAGTGCTGGCAGCCGCGATGATCGACTGCACCACGCTGGGCAGCAGGGACATCGCATCCCCGCCCCGGGCAGCGGCGCTGGCCAGGCGCACCACGCTGGAGGCGGCCTGCACGTTGGCATCGGTCAGGCGTTCGCTCGAGCGGCTGGTGTCGGCCAGCACGTCCGGGACGGTGCTCTCGCCGACCCGCTGGCCGCGGTCCAGCCGCGCGAAGTCGCCGGTCGTGCCGGGAAGAGGCGGCAGGGGCGTTCCGGTGACGCTGCGCAGGGCCACCGCCGCCGCTTGGGCTGCAGCGGCAAGCTCGGTCAGCGCGTTGGCGCTGGACACTGCCGCGTTGGCCTGCGAGACGTTGGCCGCGGCGACCTGCTCCTTGCCTTCGCCGGCGTTCTGAGCGGCGATCTCGCTCAGGCGGAACGACTCCTGCGCCGTGTTCTTGGCGTCGGCGGCGGCGCTGGTGCGCGCCT